GTAAACGTTGCTTCTTTAGATACTGCTTCTGCAGGTGCTAAAACAAACTTTGCTTCTGACTTCTTAAACTATGTTAAAACTGTTCGTACTCATGGTGCTGAAAAAGTTAATATGGCTCAAGTTGTTACTCAAGTAGATGGCTTAGCTAAAATTGGTCGTGACTTTGCTGAAACACGCGCACAAGATGAAAGCGATGCTATCCTTTCTATCTTAAAAGGTGTTGCTCTTTCTGAAGCTTTAAACGGTGCTGCAGCTGCTTCTGGTGCTACTGGCCTTGGTGGTCAAACATTCGACAACGATCCAACAAGCAAACGCTATGGTTTCTATGTTGATTTAGGCGCTTCTAAAGTTGTTACTGCTGCTACTGCAGGTAATCAAGGCGCTCAACGTGCTGAAGGTTTCTTACAAGCATTTGGTATGGCTTACAAAGACTACGAGCCAGATTATGCTTACTTAGTAACTTCACCAGAAGTTATGGCTTCATTGCGTTCAGCTAACTTAGTTGATCAAACTAGCGTAGTAGAAGGTAATGTAACATTTAACACTATTTTCGGTGGTAAATTCCGTTTGATTCAAACCCGTGCTAGCCAAGGTTTTGCTTCTGCTGATTTAACTAAAATCAACACTGGTGCTGGTGTAGATATCGTTGGTACTAAAACTTCTTTCATTGTATTGCCTGGTGCTTTAGCAATGGAAAACTTAGCTGTTCCTGATTCTGTTGAAATGTTCCGTGATGGTAACGCTTACAACGGTGGTGGTTCAACTTCTATCTGGTATCGTTGGGGTTATGTTGGTCATCCAGCTGGTTACAACTGGGCTGGTTCACAAGATGCTTTCCCAAGCAACGCTGCTTACGGTTACGCTATTGAAGGCGGTACACCAAAAGCTTTGTCAGCTGTTGCTTCAGGCACATTGGCATCTACAACTGGTACATGGACTCGTAAAGCAAGTAGTGCTTTAAGCCTAGGCATCTTGCCAGTATTCCACTCTTAATAAAGGAGAACACTTATGGCACTTGTCAAAGGAACTAATTCCTATGTAACAGTTGCAGAAGCTGATACATATTTTGGGGATAGGCTTAATGCAAGTGTATGGGATTTAGCAGATGATACTACTAAAGCTCAAGCATTAATTACTGCCACTCGACTATTAGATGATATGTCATGGTCAGGCACAGCCATAAGTGAATCTCAAGCATTATCTTTTCCACGTTCTGGTTCGTATTTCGATCCTAAAGTTGGGAGTGTTATTTCTTTTGGGAGTAGCACACCTAGCCGTGTAAGTACTGCAAATTATGAATTGGCATTACATTTGATGAGTAATGAAGACGCAACTTCAGCAGGTGGCTCAGTTAAAAGTATTAAAGTTGGTGATATTAGTTTAGATAATATTAATCAAGTTAGTACATTTCCTTACGCAATTAAGAAAATCATTAATCCTTTATTGGATAATGGTGGTTCTAATATGTGGTGGAGAGCAAATTAAATGAGCTACCGATTACTCGTTAAAAGCCAAGTTAATAAAGCTTTTAAAGACATCGGAGATTTAGCAAAAACTGTAACACTTGTTCAAAAGAAAATGGACAGCTTTGATTTTTCGACTAGTGAGGTAGTAGAAGGAACACAGCAAAGTACAACAGTGAAAGCTATAGTTACTGTATCTAAGAATAAAGAATCATCCACTGGCAATGCCAATGAAGGATTAAGAAACGTTATTCGTAGAACATTACTAATGAAATCCGAAGATATTACAATTACTACCTTAACATCTTATAGCACAGTTCTTATCGATGCTGTTGAATGGACTATCGTACCACCATTCAAAGATAATGAATTCACTATAACTATAGATGTGATAAGGGAGGTCTAATGGGTAAATATCAAGGTCTTCAAAGTGACATATTTTCAATTTTTGCATCTACAGCATGGATAAACGAAGATATACCGACTTACCCTCAAAACTTTGTGGGTGATACGTCTGGTAAAGATTATCTGAGAGTTTCTATTATTGCTAATGGTGAAGGCATTAATCTAGTTTCTTCATCTGGAATATTAAAGATTGACATATTTACCAAAGCAGGATTTGGCCCATCATTGGCTAATATCATTGCAGATAAACTAGATAAGCATCTAGTTGGAAAGAGTATTAAATTATCAAGTAGTGTTACACAATTTGGTAAGAGCTCTTTAAACCCTATAGGTGTCGATACGGCTAATACAGCTTTATATCGAGCATCCTACACAATACCTTTTAATTATTTTGGAGTTTAATACATGGCACACATCAGTTCTATTGGCGCAGGTCTGTTCTCAGATTTAGCCATTGCTGTACCTTCAACACCACCTACAATGACTACCCTTGATACTGAATCCGAATTCGAAGCATTATTTGCTACCGAAATCGAATCATCAGGCGGTACTAAGGGTGTTAATACATTTGTTCGCGTTAAAAACGTTCGTGAGTTCCCTTCAATGGGTACACCACCAAACATTGTTAACGTTGCAACTTATGGTCAAAAATCTAGTCAACAAATCCAAGGTCAATCTGACGCTCCTTCAATGGAACTTACTTTGAATTTTGTTCCTAGTGAATGGTCTAAAGACGCAGCTAACGTTCTTGGTAACATGGTTGGTGATGGTAACCAATATGCTTTCCGTTTTGCATTGTTGAACAGTGAACCTACTGGTTCTGGTGCAACTAAATATGCTTCTACTACTGCTGGTCTAGGTACTGTTCAAAACAGTGTTTACTACTGGGTTGGTAAAATCGAAGCTCTTCAAGTTAGCCCACAGTTAACTGATGCAAACACTGCTACAATCACTATTACTGTACAATCACCATTCTTTGGTGCTTTCACAGCCTAATAGCTGAAACTTAGGGGATAAAGGCTGGCAACCTTTATTTAAATAAACACAGCTCGCCCTTTTGTGGTGTTGCCCCTTAATTACCAGAGAACAATTATGGATAATGAAGACAAGCCATTCAGCCAAGGATATGTATTACGAACAACTGCTAAACATATGCGTAAAAGCGTAGATATCAGTATTCGAAAAACATTTGCTCGTATTGCAGAATTTGCTGGAGATCAAGAAAAATCAAAGGAAGTATTTGATACATTAGCTATGTTACATACTATGCGTAAACAGCTAGATGATTTTCAATTACTTAATCAAGAAAAATTTAAGGAAAACCAATGAGTACTCCAAGTGTAGAAGTTAAGAAAAATCGTTTCTTAGGAACAAAAGTCGAAAAGAATGTTAAGTTCATGGGCTTAGATATTAAGATTGTAAAACTAACTGTTGCTCAAGTTATGCAAATTCAAGAACTTGCTCAAGAAGTTAGTAAATCAGAAAAAGATGCTGACAATATCAAACTATTAACGTTTGTTATTAAAGAAGGCGCACAAGAATTAAAAGATCTTACTGAACAAGAAGTCTATGAATTTCCTATGGATGAGTTAACAAACTTATCAAATGAAATCATGCAATATTCAGGTCTTGCTCAAAAGTGAAACTAGATGCCGAGGAACTAGAAATCTTCGAACTCGCTTTTAACTTGAGAATAACTGTAAATGAATTATTGAACACAATGCCTTATGAAGAATTTCTAGGGTGGATCGATTACTTTAAACAGAGACCTATAGGTTGGCGTGAAGATAATAGAACCTTTATGACAATGCGTTCTTTTGGTGTAAAAATAAAACCAGAAGACGCATTTCAAAGTCTTGCTCTTATGCATCAAAATGAGATGCGTGCTAGTGATTCCGAAAGACAAGTCAAGACATTATCAAAATCATTTATTTTCCAAAAGATGCTAACTGCTCAAGGTGGCGAAAAGCTTGACTTTATGAAAGGTGAGTAATGAAGATAGAGATAAAAGGATTAGATAATGAGCTTAAAAAGCTTAAAGCAGAAATAGACAAAGTAAGTAAGACAGAACTACAAAAAGAAGCTAACATGATCGTTACACAATTAGTAATGGCTACACCTGTCGATACAGGGCTTGCAAGAGAATCTTGGACGTCTAAGGAAGGTAAGAACAAAATCATCATTGAGAATGATGTTCCTTACATTGAACACCTTAATAATGGAAGCTCAAAACAAGCTCCTTCTCACTTTGTAGAACAAATTGCGTTACAACACGGAAAGCCTTTAGGGGCTATCGTTACTGTTAAATAACAGTACCCTGAATGGTATCCCCATTTGGGGTTTTTAATTAAGCAATATAAAGGAATATCATGGCCATTGAGTTAGAGGTAAGATCCAACTCCAAGAAGGCACAATCAGATTTAAACAAACTCAGAGCTACGGCCTTGAGTATAAGAGACTCACTAATTGGCTCCAAGCCTGTTAATTTAAAAGTTAACAGTAAAGATATTGATAGTGCTGGAACAAAGTTAACAAAACTACGGCAAGCTGGAAAAGATATTAAAGTAAACGTTAAAACTAATGTTTCTAAAGATCTTGAAAATAGTCTTGCTAAATTAAAATCACAAACAAACAATTTAAAAGAAACTAAACTTTCTTTGAATACTAAAGATGCTCAGAAAAGTGCTGACTCTTTAAGTAACTCATTAAGTAGTCTTGTAAAATCATTAGCAATTGCAGGCGCTGCTTTTGCTGGATTTACTGGTATTATTAGACTATCAGATTCAATTACAAATTTAGATACTCGATTAAGAGTTGCAGCAGCATCAAATGAAGACTTTCAAACAAGTCTATTGGCTGTAAAGAATATTGCTGTATCTACTAGAACACCTATTGCAGCTGTTGCAGAACTATATCAAAAGCTATCTATGTCTTCTCAAAGACTAGGCGCTACACAACGTCAAGTAGCAATTGCTACTCAAAACGTTTCAAAGATTATGACTGCTTCTGGTGCTGGCGCACAACAATCACAAGCTGCAATTATTCAATTAGGTCAAGCATTATCCTCTGGTGTTTTACAAGGTGATGAATTAAGATCTATTGCAGAAAATGCTCCAATGCTTTTAGATGTAATTGCTAAAGGTATGGGTGTTTCTCGTGAACAAATTAAGTTACTTGGTGCAGAAGGCAAACTTACTTCTAAAGAAGTATTTGGTGCTCTTGTGCTAGGAACTGAAGATGCAAATAAAGCTTTTAGTAAAACTGGTATAACTTTTGCTCAAGCATTTACAAATATTGGTAATGCTGCTTTCTTAACAATGAGAGCTTTCTCTGATATTGCAGGTGATATTGGTATTGCTGATTGGTTAAACAAACAAGCAATTTCATTAGCAAGATTTGCAGAATCTCTTGATGAAAAGTTTTTAATATTAAAAGTTAGTTTATTAGTATTTAGACATTCAGTAATAAGTGCTTTTACTGCAGTTCCTAAAGCTATTGAAGTTGCTATTGGCAAAGCTATTGACGCAGTTAAAGGTATTACTTTAACACCAATAAAAGCAATGGATATTTTCCCTGATTTAAATGCATCACTTGCATATGTAAATATGTGGGCTTCTAAAGTAGAGCATGCATTCTTTTGGGTATATGATCGAGTAATTGGTCACTCCTGGATTCCTGACTTAGTAAATGGTGTTATTGAATGGATTGGTAAACTTACAGGAACACCAACAAAAGTAGTAGAAAATTTTACTAATTTTGTAGATAATGCTTTTAAGAAATTAACAGATATCAAAGATACATTATTTAATTTTGATAATGCATCTGCAGGTTTTGGCAAGCTAGTCAAGTACATGGACAATGCTATTAATACATTAAAAGGTAAATCAAATGATATATTTGGAAGTTCTTTTAGTGTAGGCAAACAAGCAAATACTAGTGAACTTAATGCAAAAGATTTAGCATTACCTGTAATGGGTACTGTAGGCGCATTAGG